GTTTACTAGATTACCTGTAAAGAATTGTGCATAAGCTATCTGGAATCTTCCAGTTGCTTTACCTCCGCCAGGCCTTGTAACGGTCACAGAGGCCCCTTTAGGCATATATACTACTCCAGTACTAGTTTCAAATACTAAGCGCTCTGCGTACCTTGGACGGATTACTAGAGGCATCCCTGCTTCCATCACAGAAGCTTTATTTATAAACACATGTTTTCTTTTTCCAAAGTTATTTGGGACAGCTGATTTAGATGGCAAAAAATTAGATGTTATTGTAAAGGAAAGGCCATTCTTTGGAGTCATACTAAGATCAAATAATCTAGCGCTTTTAATTCCAGTCTTCTTCCATTCGTATACGTGGTGCAAAGACTTAGGATTAACTCTTGCTTGAGAGTCTACATATAGGCCAAAGTCTTGTTCTATTTGATTAAATATAACTGACTGGAATTTCTTTTCAAATGTCTTATTTGTTGTTACCTTAGACACTACTTGGGCGTGATAATAAACTGCAGCAGATATTTGTGCCACTGTGCTGTCTTGTAAAATTTTACCCTTAGTCCCAGCCATACCCTTTTGTAATCCGCTGGCTGCAGTAACTAGTAGTGAGCTATTGTCCAATTGTCTGGTTTTCCGATCTCTTGACAGTAGAGTTATATCCCACTATGCCGCCGAACGGGTCTGTCATTGGAGTTGTTCCTATTACCTCAAAAACTGTAGGAGTGTTGGTTGGAAAATTTAATTCTTCCCATATAGTGTTGCCATCATGGTCTCTAATGTTTGTAATTTTTTCTCTTAATGTTACTTGCTCTGATGTTCTAATCTGTAACACTTCTTCATTAGTATACTTATTGGAAAACTTTTGTCCGTCTTTAGTAATGCTTGAAGCAGAGTTGCTTATGTTGCCCTTTGCGCTACACGATACAGTTCTGTCATATTGCCATTCTTTTTTTATTGAGCCTGTATCTGGATCCTGCGAATCAACTGGCTTATAGACATCCATAAACATAGTAAGTATAGATTCAACAAGATCATACATTATATAACTACCATTTTATTAATAACGTAAGGTAAAAGCAGCTGATCTACATACAAATTGCCAGTTCCTGAGTATGTGCCCGAGTTGTACTCAAATTGCCAATCAAAAGTTTTTATAGACTTCATGTATTTGTTACGCCATACCTTGTCTTTTGAGAAATAGTCTCTCATTAATTCAATACACGCTAGATCAACTTCATCTGGAACTTCTTGCCAGCCAAATCTACCTTGAACTTTATACGTTGACCCATTTGAAAAAACTCCATTGCTGGTATCGTTTATTGATGGAGGAACCATTCCGTTTGCTATGTATACTGTATTGTCAAGCATATTGGCTCTATTTATTCTTATTCCAAAACCAGTCTCTGAAACAATTGTGTTGTAAGTCCAATTATTTACGTTGGTTAAATTATTTAAAAGCAGTATATCGTTTTGATATAATTCGTGAAGCTCTGCTAGCTTATAAGGTAACGGCAAAACATCAGAGCCTGATCCATACGCAATCTGAACATCATCATACAAATAAAATTGTTGACCTGTATAAGATTCAATTAATTTTCTAGCATATCTTTCTGCAGCACACAATTCAAAATATGATTTAGAATTAGGATCTGAATAGTCAGACCCCAACCCCAAAGCGTCAATTGCCTGACTCATATCAGTGTACGGGGTTTGCACATACACCTTATGGTCTTTTTGTGTAGAAGTTCCTCCTACTGAATAGGACCAATTTAATCTTAACTGCCTTTGTCTATTTGTGTAGGTTAAGGGAATGTATACTATATATGTTCCCGCATCTACTTCTGATTTTACAGGTGTTAATGTTGCAAGTATTGTTCCTGGATTAATTGAAGGAGATACTGTTGGATCTTCTGTAATGTCATATATCTTTACAACTGGAAGGCTATCTGAATCAGTTAGCTGCCCCTGCCAAAACACTTTGTGCGTTACTGGTGAATTTGAACCTACTAGAATTTCCATTTAATAAAGGTTAAGCGTAGTACTCCTGAACTTCCTTTGGAGTTGCTAAGCGAAAACCTTCCTCCTTGTCAAAAATTTCTTGAGCGTCTTCTGATGTCATTGCGACAAAAGGATGCTCCTTTGTAAAAGTAAAACCTAGAATATCATATCTATGATTATCTCTAGTCATTCTAACTAGCATCGTGTTTTCTGGCTGAGAATCAGGATTAAACCTTGGGAGGATCTCTTCTGCTTCATCGCTAAATTCATCTGCTGCTTTTTCAATATCTTCAATAGTCTTTTGGTAAACAGACCAGGTTACTCCCTCTTCGGCAAGAGCGGCAACAATATCGGCCTTGTTCTTTAGTCCATCAGTATCAACTGCAAAGTCTTCTGCAATTTTTCTGAGTTCTGCTACTTTCAATGTCTCAAATGACATATATTCTCCTTTGTTAGGTTCCTCAATTATAGCATTGTTAAATTAAAATGAAAAGCCCCCAAAATTAATTGGGGGCCTTTCGGGGGCTATTTCTTAATTAATTAAGAAGCAACCTTAACGTTCTTTACAACTACCCAAGCGTCTGCCTGCTCGATTTGAACGCCAACACGAGTATACATTGTGTACTCGATTGTGTCCTTACGTGGCACGAAGAAACGGTAAACGGTTACATCACGCTTTATTCCAATAACTACGTTATTTGGGAATGTCAAGTGGATATCTCCGTGTGATCCTGTTGCTGCTGAGTGTGTACCAGTCTGTGTCTCTGGAAGTAGTGGAACTTCAACAATTGGAATACCAAATGCGAATGGTGCCACATATCCTGCAGGTCCACCTAGTGGTGCGACTCCTCCACGGATTACGCTTGAAGCGATGTCCTGTGGGATTGTCTGATTTGTTCCAATGCTGTTAGCATATAGGAAATCCTGAATCAAGTTTGATCCAGCAAGGAAGCGAAGGTCTCCACGACGTTGCTTGTACTTACGTGGCATAGCCTTAAGTGCCTTGTTGAATACTTCACGTGATACTGCGGCTCCAGCTGCGTCTACGACACGACCTGATGCCTTTGCCTTCTTTACAACGCCATCAAATGACTTGTAAAGTGCGTCTGAAGAAAGTGATGTGTCACCGTTAAGAATAACATCTTCGATGTCATTTCCTGCTTGTGTCGCCATCAAACGTGCAATGTGATCTTCTAGATCTGCACCTTCGATGTTATCTTCTAGAGACTCTGTTGAAAGCTCCCAGTCCATGCGTAGCTTCTTTGTTGTCAAAGAGATTTTTGAGAAAGTTACTGCTGAGTTAACAGCGGTATTGTCTGCCTCTGTCGCAAGCTTCATAAGCTTTTCGCCTACTGACATACGATCAATTTCTGCTGTATCTGACTTCATGCGAACTGTACGTGCGACCTTACCGATTACGGTTGCGTCGAACATATAATCTAAGAAGCGAGCAGATTGTTCTGGGTTTAGAAGTCCACCGTTGCCATTTTCAGACGCTACGTGTACTCCTGTTCCACCAGTTGCTGAACCGAATCCTGTTGATACCTGAGTACCAGCGTTTACGGCCTTTTCTAATGTTTCATTGCTCATTATTTTATACCTACCTTAGTTAAATATTTCGTTTACGGAACCGAGGAAAGAACCGTTCCATTTAGATTTTCTGATTGTTACCTCTTCTGATCGGCCAAGATCTGAAGACTTCTTAATTGCAGTCTCTGATTCTACTGCATCGACACGCTTTTGTACACCATCAATCGTGCTCTTGATATCATTTACAGTACTTGAAAGTACTTTGTGTTGTTCTGCCAACTCTGAAATTCTAGAATCTACGCTCTTGCTAAAAGATTCAACAGTCTCTTGGATTGTTGTTACTTGTGCTGCATTTGCTTCAGATGCCTTATTTAGAGTTTCTGAGAAAAAGCCTTTTAGATCGCCTAACATCTTCGCAAAATCAGGTTCATCAACCTTATCTTCTGATACTTCGGCTGCTTTTTCCAGAGTTTCGGCAGGAACGTCTTCTGCTGCTGCTTCTGCAGGAGCGTCAACTGGAGCTGCATCTTCTGCAACTACTGCTGTATCTTCAACGGCTGCTTCTGGAGCTGCATCAACTGCAACATCTTCTACAACTACGTTTTCTGTATTGTCTGACATTTCATTACCTCCTTCTGCGTTTGCCTGTTTTGCAATTGTTTGTGTATCAGGCAACGTAAATCTTGAATGCTTGTACGCATCAAGAATCTTATCAATCTCTTTTGCTTTATTAACATCTGAGCTCTCAACCCAACCAATTAGTTGTGCTGGCTTACCAGAAACTGGTGAGTCATATGTTTTCTCTGTTGAGATAAAAACAGAGTTACTGTCTTCACAGTAAAAAATATTTTCTGTTACTACTTCGGTTGCAATTCCCTTAAATATCAATTGGCCATTTACCTTTTGAATAGATAGAACATTGCAAAGTTCATTTGCTGGAGAATCTACAATTGATAGTTCAATCAAATCGTAGTCCTTAATAAATCTTACTGTCTTACCGCTTGCCTTATTAACTTCGTTATCTGACTCATTAATCTTTCCGCCGATTGAAAATCCAGATAGGGTTCCGTCTAGAACTTTTTCCCAGGTATCCTGTGCACCCTTTGAAATGTATGCTGTTACATATACTCCATTATAAAATTCTTTAGTTGCTGGGTCATAAAAAGTTTCTGGCTTAAATGAAACCATTTTGCCAACTGCAAGAGATCCGTGCATTTCACGAATGTTTCCACGGAAACTTTCAAATGCTTTAATACTTGCTTCTGCGGTTACAACATCATTTGTTTGATCAATATTGTCTAGGGTAGCAAAACCAGATACTGTTCTCTTTTCACGGTTAACTTTAGTGA